TTGTGGCGTAAACGGGCTGTGCAAGCAACCATATCAATCAACCCCTATAGAGATCAAGTCATAGAGGAAGTGGCTCTAGAGGTTGAGAAGCTAACTGGCTTTGGTAAAGACACTATTGACAGTTTGACTGTTTACATCAGGGATATGAAGACATGAAAGAAACACCAGTGCCAAGATTAAGAAAAGAGATGACAAAGAATGGGCGAGGCGTATCCGCTAAGTTGACCGAGAGCGAATACAAAGAGTGGGTCATTTTGGGCAAAGGCAAGTGGCTGAGATCATTCCTAAAAGACAGTAGATTTGCAAGGGGACAAGCATGACACAAAATGAAGTTGAGTTAAAAATTAAAGAGGCAATACAAAGCCAACAGCCTGTTTGGTTAGGCGTTTGGATAGATATTGAAGAGGGAGATGTTGATGTTTGGTTAACTGTTAAAAACAAGCCAGCACAAAGCATAGAGAAAGGGGACAAGCATGAATAAGCCAAAGAATGTATTTGATTGGAATGATGGCACTCCAAGCATCTGGTCAAGGGACAAGGAACTCAGGATGATTGCTCAAGGCAGGGCATGGGGTCATGCTGCACAAGCTAAAATTGGGCTTGAATCTAAGCAGCAAGTTACTGTCTATTCACGGGCGAAATCAAGCAAATGACACCTGACGCAATGATGACTCCTAAAGAGATGGAGTCCTACAAACCAGACATTGAATTAGTAATCCTTGCTAGGCAAGCTGGATTCATCATGCCTGACTTTGCCATAGACAAAGCAAACGATGCTTGGGCATGTCGTAAAGTACCGGCAATGTGGCTTGCCCTCGCAAAGTTTAAATACATCTGCCAACAGGAAGAAAAAGCTAAGTTTGCTGATGCTTACGCTGAGTTCAACAAGAAATGATTCGTAAGATAAGAACCTTCTATGGCAGGGCAAAAGGTGGTAACAGAAATTCCACCACCACTGTAGATATGGGTCATGCTTGGTTATGCGAGAAGTGCGGTGAGGTGATCTTGTACGAACACCTCACCCCTAAACACTTCTGTAGGCGGCAGATTAAGCCTGTAGTCCTTGGAGATACTGAGTCTTCCCTGCCACCTTGACAGCAGTCATTTCTTGCTTCTTGAGGTTGTTAGGGTCATAGGAAACATGAACCCATCCCGAATCAGGGATACCCTGTGTGTAGAACTCAAGGATAAGTTGTGTATAGTCCAAGTTATCCATAATCCACTGAGCCAAATCAGCATTGGCAACGCCAACAATCTCAATATCAGCAGCTTGACCTTTGCAGTGATCGCTGGTCTTTGACCCACCAACAGCCGCATTGGACTCAGAGCTACGATAACCTGAGTTAACAGTAACAGACATACCAAAATGTTCACGCACAGGCTGAAGCACCTTTTCGCAAAGAGTCTTTAGGTTCTCCAGCGCCTCATCATCAGGTGTATTGTCGATACCAAGACGGGTAGCTGTGTCAGATTTTGTTAGTTCTTTTAGGGTAAAGTTGGCAGATAAGTTCATTTTGTTCCTTTCAGGGTTTGATAAACAGTGTTATACGCATCTATGCAAGCATTCAATTGTCTGATGGCTTTGTCTCCATCGTCTGTGATGGCGATAAGATTTTTAGCAGTCTCTCTGTCAAGTTCGGCTGTTGCTTGAACGCTATCTCTGGACTCAGTGGGGGCATCTGAGGGGGTGTGTACGGGGCAGACGGGGCTTTGGACAGGAATCCGCAACTTGAGAGTACCAGCACTGATAGCGGCATCACGCTTCGCAATCTGAATCTTTGCATTGTTTTCCACCTTCAATAATTGTGTTGTTTGCTTGTTTACAGCTTGAACTAAGGCTTGTTCCTTCTCCCTAGCAATGGCATTCAAAGAGGCTATTTCAGCCTGTTGACGAGCATTCTCATCCTCGCTACCCTTGTAATAACCACCGCTAAAAGCGCCCAAAACAGCCATCAGAATGCCTAGCAAGACCCAAGGATTAAACAAACTCATGGCTTGGGCGGCTCGTCAGTGTCAGTGGCTTCTGCCTTGGCTGTAGCTGTTGCTATTGCCTTAACGCCTGAACGACCAGCTACACCACCAAGTACACCAGTGATGAAGACCATTATGGTGCTAATCTGTTGGGTGTAAACCTTGTCAATGGGAGCCATGCCAGCCATAGGCTGAGTGACATAAGTTAATGCGTAAAGGAACATAGCGACAGAGCCAAGCAGAATCAATATCAGGCAAACAATCACAAAAGCCCACACCCTAGCTTCAATTTCTTCAGCAGTCATGCGGTTATTAGGTTTGTATCCAACTGTAGGCATTATTTTTTCTCCTGTTCGGGTTTAACGAGTTGCTCTGGACAAGTACCTGTAGCGGTACAGATTGGGGGCTTGCATTCAGCATTAGTCCAATTGTTTGGGTCTTGGCATGGGTATCTGAATCTATCTTGACAACCTGTCAGCAGGAGGATTGTCAGAATTATTGTTAGGCTCTTTATCACGATTCTTCTTCCTTTCAGAGTTTTCAATCTGTCTTCTGAGTTTCTCGACCTTCTCTAGCTGTTGCTTGACCTCATGCTTTGCCTCAAGAGTCTCTAGCAGAATCATACCCATGATAGGTAACAACACTATTAAGAAGATACGCTTGCTTTTCGTTTAGGAGGCGTTCCCTTTCCTTTCGTTGCCATGCTTCTGCATCCCGAATTTTCCTTGCTTTTGCTTGCTCTGCTTCAATTACATCCTTCATGCTGAATACTTCAGAATACAAAGCACCCATCTCGGGTGGAGACTGATAGACCATGCACTCTCTGATCTGAACCACCAACCTATCCATCTCCTGCTGTGCAAGAACCCTGTTTAGGGCTTCTTCCATCAGGTTCACATCTTCATCAAAGACTACAGTCCTAGACTTTTCTTCAGCTTCCCTTATGTGTTCCTCAAGCATAGACTGCAACTTGAAGAACTCACTTAAATTCTTTACTATTTCTGTTTTGACTTGAGTTTCATCAACTGCAACGTAATCAGATTTCTTGCTCTTGCCAACAGGCTTTGCAACTTGAGGCTTTGGTTTAGCACCAAAGAACCCAAGTAGCTGATTCCAGAATCCATGAAGTTCTTTACCAATGGCAACAACTTCTTCACCAGTTCGCTTAATCTCAACGAAAGACTCTTTAGCTTGCTTATAGAGTTCACAGCCAGCTTGGATGTTTTTGACCAAGCCAGCCGCAAGAAGACAAATAGAGATTGGGTCAATTTCAGTCTCCTAAGATGCCAGTGGCAGTTCCAAGAGCAGCAGCACCAGATAGCAAACCTGTTGGCTTCTTCCTTGCCCTACGATTTAATTCATCTAGCACTGCTCTTTGCTCAATAGGGTCTGTAGTAAACAAGCGCTTTTGCAATGCTTCTGATGTTTCACCGCTAATGCCTCTTGATCTGGCTAAACCAGTTTTCAACAACCCCAATGCAGTACCAGTTAAGTCACCGCTGGTAAGGCTTTGCGTGATGCTTCCTAATTCACTTGCTTCAGCTTGAGTAGATAGTCGTTCACCACTAGGTGACCCACCAATAATCTTTTTAGCTGTTTTGCTTTGTTGCTCTAGACCTTTAACATATTGTGAAAAATCTGTGTAGGCATCTTGCGCTGACTTAACCACCTTGCCATTGGCATCTACAGTATCAGCAAAGGCATTACGAATAAGCAATTTTTGGTTGTCTGACTTAAATATTTGACGAGTAAAGTCACCACTCTTAAAGTCTCCTACTCTTTGATTGATGTTTGCCATCAAACCAAGTCTGAATGCTTCCTTCTCATCAGAATTCATTTTCTTGATATTGGCAACAGCTTCCTTTGTATCAAGTTGTTGATACTTCTGACCCATCTCAAATGATTTTCTAATTTTTTCAGCATCAGCAAATTCAGAATTAGCTAATTTGTAATCATTGTTCAATGCTTTAATTTTGTCATTGAATTCATTTTTGACACTTATAAGATCACGACCATAACGAGTTACTTTGGTTGTTACAGCATCCGTTTCTTTTTCAATAAGATCATCTAACCCCATCTTAATTTTATGCAAAATATCTGTTGGTACAGATTGAGCATTACGAATTGAATCAAGAGGGGGTAATGTTTGTCCTTTAACAGAAGCACGTTTTTGAGCCTCTTTATATGCTTCAACAAACACTGGTCTATCTACATAAGTTCTGAATGGTCTTGCATCAATGTCAAGGCTGTACGCTTTTGGATAAGCAGCACTAGCCTTACTTTCTTGGTTCTTAGCAAGTGCAGTCAAATACTCATAGCCATTAACATTCTTAGCTAATCCTGCCTTTTCAACCAATCCCTGAACAATATCATTTGGCTGGTCAATCAATCTGCTTTCAAGGAAATTTGCAGTAGTACCCTTGGCTTTGGATTGGACAATGTATGCGTTATAGGCAAGGTCATTTAGGTTCTTACCCAAGTCAGCAATGACGGGATTAGGAACACCAATGCGGCGCAACTCTTCTAATGCGTCAAAAGCCTCTTGAGGAGATAGATTGTCCTTGTCCAAGTATTTGGCAAGCATCTTTGATGATGCAGTTGCTTGGTCACCAATGCCTGAAGCATTTAAAACATTGCGAATGACAGTGCCAGCCCCTTTAACAATAACAGGCACAGTCCCACCAATCAAACCACCAAATACAGCACCCATACCAGCCTCAGTGCCAACATCTTTTTCAGCATACCCATACCCTGATAAAGCACCAGTAGCAGCGCCCACAGCAGTACCACGACCCACCTGACCAGTTAATGTTGTACCTGTTACTAATGCTTGCGCTTCAGGTGCTAACTTTGCAACTTGACGGGCTGCACCAAAAGGTAATGCAATACCACCAGCTAACTCCAATGGAGTCTTAACTAATGGCATATCCTCACCAAACTGCTTTTGTTGTTCACGCAATAGATTTCGTTGACGCTCATAGTCAGCACCACTAATGGAGCCTGTCCTTACTGCCGCTTCAAGTTCATCTAAAGTGCCAAAGGTCAAGCCTTGACCAAACGACCTTGCTGACTCAGCAAGTGGGGAGTATTGGACTTTAGGCTCAAACACTGACCTTGATTCTTGAGTAGTTGTTGGCATTGATTGCTGACGCTCGTAAGCATCAATCTCAGCATCTGAGTACCCTGCCGCTTTAGCTTTTTCTCTATCTATTGCCATGATTTATCTCCAATTACTTTTTTTGCAGTTCAGGACTAGATAAAGCTGGTCTTTCACCAAACTGAGGGACTGCGATTGAAATCACTGGCAGTCCTGCACCAGCGTTGAACCTACGTCTTTCAATGCTGTCCTTTGCGTCTTGAACTTTTCTGACGTTAATGTTTACAAGGTTCTGCATAATTTTTTCTGCACTAGCAGCAGACTCGGCAGACTTCAACAATCTAAGTTCACGCTCAAAGTCTTTATCTGTCTGAACACCTTTGTTAAGGCGTAAATTTTCAGAGGTCATGCGTTCAATAAATTTGTCATAGTCTTGACGAGCAATAACATCAGGGTCACCAGAACCAAATGCGCCTCTAGTTGCAATACTTGCTCTGTCTTTCAAGCCAAACTTTATGTCACCAGACTTGATGCGCTTAACGTATGAATTTGCGTCAGTAGCAAGGTTGGTTGATGCTTTTGCAATGTCGTAGTCTTCTTCCTCACCTTTTGAAAGGTTTGCTGGCAAAGGTTTATTTCTGGCAATTTCTGCATCACGTTCAATTTTTTGACGCTTGAAATCGTTGTTTAACTCTGCTTGTTGTCGTTGAAGATT